CCGCGCCGTACGCTCATCAACACGAACCACTTATTTGCACATTCCGTCGGTCTTGGCGCATTCAGAGGTGTATTCAGCACCGCCGCGTTTGCCCAAACTCATGATATCGCCGTTTTTGCCGCCAGCGCCTTGCGTTGCCGGGCCTTTAGACATACCGTCAGTTTTGGCGGATTCTTGCGCGTATTCTTTGGAACGCGATTCCATCGGTTTAATAGCTTGCATAAAAAACTCCTTTGTGTGGATACTATACGATAAAAACCTACTGTCAACTTGCAATACCTGCCTGTGGTGCAAAATTATTTGCTACTGGTGCGCCATTTTGAAGCTGCGCCCCCGGGCGCGGAGCCGGGGCAGAACCCCCAGCCTGCACCTGACCACCTGCTTGAGCCGCTTGCATCTGTTGTTGCTGCATCGCCTGCTCGTTAATCATACGCTGTTTGATGACTTCAACCGGCGGGACGATAAGGTCTGGGTTAAGGTCAAGCGTCTTAGCCGACTGGCGCAGTAGCTCTGCAATACCTTCCATACCGACGACCTGCTGGACAACCGGGCTTTGCAGCGCAATTTGCAGAAACTGGTTCTGCCGGACTTGAGCTTGTTCTTTCTGCACTAACGACGCTGCACCTTTGGCGCGGACGTTGATATCGCCTTTCAAATCTGGGTCAGTGCCATACCGCATATTGTAAAAATACAACCGGTCAATAGCTGGTTTGATAACCGTGGCGTCGATGTTGGCAATGACCTGCTTGATGGATTTACCAGCGTTGGTCATCAGCATGGACATACCCGAAGCAGTCCGTCCTGCACCGCCCGCAGGGCTATCGCCGGTCATGTACCGAGGTATACCTGTGTACTCATCAGCCAGATTGGCAAACTTCTCGTACACCGCCATCAACTCAGCCGCCATAGAGTTTGGCTGGTAGAACTGCATGGGCGGTGCGCTTCCCGCCAGCGGGTCAGACGTAACTTGCCAGACTTTCCACGGGTACATCTGTGTGATGTTCTCGCCTTGCGGCAAGCGGTCAATGTTGTACACAACCTGCGGGCCGGAAGCAATAGACAAGTTGTTCACCAAAGACCGCGCAGCGGCATTGCAGATGTCTTGGGTATCACGGCATAGGTCAGCCACTGAATTACCCCAGAACGCCCCGGGAACCTCTTCGTACGACGCTTTGAAGTACGGCTTGCGCCCCATAGGGTCAGGATTGACAGCGGCCTTGATAGTCCAATGGCCTACAACCCAACCTTCAATCGGGTAGTCCATCAGCGGGTCAGGAATCTCTTCCTCAGTCATACCCCAATCACGAAGCAACTGACCCTGCACGCTACCCCAGTACTGGAGCGCGTCAATAAGCTCAGACGGGTTTTGCTGCACGCCCATGGTTGACTTACCCTCAGCCGAAGCCTTGTTCATATCAACGTAAATCCAGTCGCGCAGACCGCCCTTGCCGTACTCTTCCAGCACGCCGCGAATAGCATTTTCGCTATACCCTTCAACGCCAATCATGGCTTGCAAGTCGGCCCGGGAAAGTTTGTGGCGCTCAATAATTGCACCGCCATCCTCAATATCCGACATGTCCGCAGCGGGGTATAGATTAAATGGGTCAACCCGTTCCCACTCAAGGCAAAGCTCATCAACAACGTCAAGATTATATTGACCGCCGGAGCCGGGAACCCATTTCATTTTTGGACGTTTGCGGACGACTGGCCCCTTCATAATCGCAGAGGGGAACGTGGTGATATCGTCAAGAAACTCGCTGAACGCCCTAGACCAGTTGCCTTCATACAACTGATCTTCCATTTTCAATTCCATACGCTCAGCCGTGCGCTTAGCCATGTCCTGTAAGTGGGACATTACCATGTCTTTCATCTCAAGTAAACGCTCACGTACCTGCTGATTTGTAGGGGGCGCACCAGCCATATAAAGCTGCTGGACTTCCTGCTGTGCCTGCTCCATGATCGACTGCACTTGGTCAGGCGGGAGATCAGGCATCGGGCTTGGCTTAACAGTCCAAGGTTTGTCATCAGCGGCTGTGACAAGGGTATCTTTCAGCCAGCTAGAAGCCGCACGACACTTGTTCGATGTCAGCATCATGTAGATAGTGGCGCTACCCTGCTCACGTAGCTGGGCCAGCTTATCAGGGTCATATTCCCCGCGCCGCGCCCGTACAGACTTGAGCATTTTGATTTCAGAAGTCTGCTGCTTTGCCAGCATGGCAGACATCCATTTTTTACGAATATATCCAGCTAAAGCTTGTACTACAGGCTGAGAATTAGCCCGTTGCGCTTCGGCTTTTGCCTCGTCATGAAGCCCTTTGAGAGACTTAATAGTGACAAGTCCGCCTGCCGAAACTACTCCCGGCGCGTTGCTGTTCGTAATATTTAAGCCAAGTTGCATATGCGTCACATCTTTTGTATGGGGGGTGTAAACGATTTTGGTTTATGTGTCAAGTCCAGACATAATCTACTCTCTTGACTTCAACCGCTTTGCGCGACCAAGAATCCCCAGTTACGTTACCGTCTGCGTGTAGGCACGCATATTGATGCGCGTCTGCAATGTGGGAATGCGAATTTTTCTCTGGCTTGTCGTCTGCCTCGCCATTTTGCCGGATTTTATACCTATATCCGCCTCTTAGTGCAGCAATAAGGTGTGTACATGACGGATCAACTAGATGGGCAGGTTTACCATCCACCGTACGTGTGAGCATCTTATCAACTGCATTAATACGTGCCACAATGCTGTTGGACTTGGCAGAAATTACCCTAAATCCCTCAGCCCGCAATATATCAAACACCGAACGCTCGTCGGTCTGAGCCCGCTGCTGACCAGCCGGATCACCCACAATTAGCACGTTCATACCCGGAAACCGGTTAGCCAGCATGGGTTTGAGCTTCTCCCGGCAAAACCGCAGAGTCCCCATACCCTCAGATATTAAGTCAGCAAACGTCAGCAGCCGCCCTTGGGCATCTACCTGATTAATAGTACAGGCCGGGGTTAACCCAAAGTCCATCCCAATCATCAGGGGGTGGGTCTGCAACTTTATGTGCGTTAGTGTCTGTTTTGCAACATGTGTGTCCCGGTCAAACGCCTTAAACACCGGCTGCCCACTGAGTGATTTACCAAACTCGCCGTGTACGTACACGTCTATCCAGTCCTCAGTCTTACCTTCGCACAGGTTCTCGTAGTACTCGTCAGGCAGGTACTGCACCCAGTCAGCTTCTTGGCTCAAGCCACTAGGCTGGATAGTAACGTGCATGTTCTGCGGCGGCTCAGTCAGTATCTTTTCCCAGAAAGTGTCCATGTCCGGCGGGTTAGTCGCCCCCCAAACTTTGTGAATCTGCTTGCCCTTGTCATCGCAAGCCCCGACCCCGTTCATCGTCTTGTCCGGGTATCGCCCCAACCGCCCTGTCAGCGCGTTGTAAATATCAGGGTTAATCTCCCGAAACTCATCCATCACGCCAAAGGTCAACTGTAATGACAACAGCCTACGCACATCATTGGCATCGTCCAGTCCACGGAACAGAACTTCACACTCAACGTCGTCAAACTTTAACTGGAACTTACTGTTCGTCTTCTCCAGTATCCCGGCCTCGCCATCTGGATACCACTTAATAAAGTCCGGTATGGTCGTATCCCAGAGCATCTGGCGCGTGTTACGGATGACCGCCACCCGGCTACGGCGTATACCATCGGGCGACGCTTTCACGCGCTTGGCTTCATACCCGATCTTTATGAGCGCGGCGGTAGTCTTTGTCGAGCCCACTGGCCCTACGATAAAGTTAGCAAACTTGTTTGCTGTAAGAAACGGAACCACCGATGTCGGCGGAGTGTAGACAAGGTTAGCCATCTATGGTCAGAGGCTGTGCCCCTTGGGGTATGTTTATGGTGATACTAAATTTCGGTGCAACGCTTGCCCCAGCGTTCTTGTCTTCTTTAGGCGCTTTGAGCCCCGCTACGTCCGTGAGCGCGTTGAACACGGACAGCTTCTGCATCACGCTGGTGTCGTTGGCTATAGCCTGCTTGAACATCATCGCCATCATCTCCTCAGCCATGAGCCCAGCCTTGAGACGAAAGGTCATGCCGTTACGCTCAAACTCCGAGCGCTGTGTCTGCACTGCGGTAATGAACGGACTCCACTGGGATAGACGTTCCCACTTCTCACCCTCAAAGCCAAAGCGCTGCGCAATAGCTACAGGGTCTTCTAGCCCAGCGGCACACTCCCACACCAACTGGGGCGGGATGTCCAAAGTAACGTGAGGGTCTGACGCCTGTGGCGATAACGCAAACTCTGAGTGATTCAGGTGTGCTGTCAGGTCATCGACTTCAAACTCGTTCATCGTTTTTTAGATATTGCGCAATCGCACGGCGGACAATCTCAGACAAAGTAACACCGGTCTTAGCCGAGTATTCCTTCATCTTTGCCACAAGGTCTTCAGGTAGAAAAAAATTATGGCGAATCATCTAACGGGCTTGCCAGATTTTTTCATCTTGGCCTCTTCCATAGCCTCGCCTTTTTTGTACATAGCTGGGGGCATCTTCTTTTCCATCTTCTCTTCTTTTTTGGACTCTTTACCTTTGAACTTAGCCATGAGGGCTGGGGGCATTTTGGTAGCCATAGAAAACTCCGTTGGGTTAATGACGTGTGTATGGTAGCAAAAATTTATGGCGTGTCAAGCGATGGGGGGTGCTGGGATGTATGTAGACGTGTGTATATAGGGAAAAATTGGCCTTGTCGTGTG